ACAATGCACTTTGACGGTGTACATTACAACCCACTGGGTTATCAGGTTTTAGCCCAAGAGGTAGTTAAAAAAATAGACATTTCTCTTGACAGGTATGCAGTAGAAAAGGGTGACTCTGCTATTTACGATGGAGCAAATTGGAGGGTTACTGAAGGCAGGCAAACTGTTGGGGAAAACGGCCCTGTGCAAATTGAAACAGGAACTACTAGGACTTTAACAGCATCCGATAAAAACTCTATTATTTCGTTTACCAGTTCATCTGCAATAACGGTAACTTTACCTGACGATACTTCAGAAGAATTAGACAATGGGTTTGAAGTTAGGTTAGATAGAGATGGCACAGGCACACTCACGGTAGCCGCTCAATCGGGAGCGACAGTTAACTCCGCAGCAGGACTTACGGCAAGAGTGCAATATTCTTCTGTAACTATTGTTAAAACAGCTACCAATGTTTACAAGTTAACAGGAGATAGCGCAGTATGAGTAAAACAACCCCGTCAAAAGGAAAAGCAAAAGTTAAAATAACCTCTAGCGGCAAAAAAGTTAGCTACGGCCAAGCAGGGAAAGCTAAAGGCGGAGGTTCTCGCGTTAAACCCGGAACGTCTAAAGGTGACTCGTATTGCGCTAGAAGCCTTGGGATAAAAAAGGGTTTGTCTAAAGACAAAGCAAACGACCCTAACACACCTAACAATCTATCACGTAAACGCTGGAAGTGTTCTGGCGCTAAATCAACGAGATAATTAAATGAGTATAGCAACAGCTATTGTTGGAACTTTAGTACAACCCGTGTCCGACCTCCTGTCTGAGTTTATTGTAGATAAAGACAAACAAGCAGAACTATCGTACAAAATAGCTACGATGGCAGAACAGAACGCACACGCACAAGTGTTAGCACAGCTAGAAATTAACAAAGCGGAAGCCTCTAGCGAATCCCTTTTTAAAGGGGGCTGGCGTCCCGCCTGCGGGTGGTTAACTGTATTTGCATTGGGTATCAACTATGTAGTTATACCGATGGGAGGGCCAATTATAGAGGCTTACACACCTATAAACATGGAACCCCTTGACATGACGGTAATGCTTCCTCTTCTAATGGGTATGCTAGGCCTTACAGGCGCAAGGACACTAGAGAAAACCAAAGGGGTGGCAGCGCGGTAAGTTATGTCTAGTAGTCAACTACATAAAACTGCTGAAATTGTAGTGGGAAGCTCTCAACCAGTAGTTTATGGAGTTGCTGCTGGGACTATTTTTGGGCTACAGTTTAACGAGTGGATTATGATAGGGTCTGCTATTTTACTTATTTTAAATTTAGGTTTATCCGTTAGTCGCATTATTACACTTTTTAAATTAAGAAATAAAAAAACCGATAAAGGGGATTAATATGAAATATATAGTAGCAATATGTTTTTGTGTAGCATTAATAGGCTGTGGAAGCCAAGCCCGTAAAGATTATTATAATGCGGTAGGAACCGCAAGCACAGCCCAAAGTAACACTCAGATAGCAAGGTTTCAAGCCCTTAGCCAATTAGCAGGAGCCAACAAAAGTGACTCAGGTGCAGCAATTGCAGCAGTTATGGCTATAGCTATGATGAGAGAAAACACAGTTCAGCCGCAGTATGTCGAAAGCGAGGCCCTTTCATATACAAAAGCTCTGGCAGCACCGCTTACAGGCGTAGCAGCCTTGTTAATTCAAGCTGACCTTAGCAACAAAACTAATAAGCAAAACAACGAAACAGCCCGAGCTCAAATTAATGCAAATAGCGCGGAGCAACAAAGTTTATTTAATGCTTTTAATTCTGATGACGGAAGCTCTAATACTACAGATTTAGCAATTAGTGGCATTATTGACGTTAGCACTACTGCTCTTGGGACAATAGAAACAGTTGTTGAAGGAAATAACGGGTTAATAGAAGACCTTTCAAACACCTTGCAACCAATTGTGCCTGTAGAAATTGTGCCTGTTATTGAAATCACCCCTATAATTAATTCTCCTACACAATAACGTAAGGAATTTTAAATGGCAACTGACCTGAATCAATTAGGAAACAGTTTTTTTAAAGACGTTGACGATTCTGGGTTTAATACGGGCTCTGCTGGAGTAAATCCTGAACGTCCTGTTCAAGATACTTTTGTTTCTGTTACTCCTGAAGGTACTAGCTCTCCTTTAGCAGACTACGTTTCTACAGGTTCTGTCCCACAGTCTACAGAAACTTACAGGGCAAATTCGTTTTTGGGGGGCGGTACTTATCTTACAGGAGAGGGGCCAAATTCTGAATTTCCCTCAGCCCCTGTGGCTCCTATGGCCGCTCCAATAGACAACAGTGATGTTTATTGGAGATACAGGAGTCTTCCTATTTTTCAACAACCGGGATGGGAAGTGCAGGGTCGTTCTCCCGTTTCAAGTAGAAATCGTTCGTATGTTAACACTATTACAGGGCAGACCTTAACCGGGAAGGAAGCAACACAACTTTACTTTGAATCCCCAAGAGGGTTAAGAACAATTGAGCTTCAAGAAAAACGAAGAAAAGACAAAAAAGAATACGAAGCATATCGGGACAGTACACCTTATGGAGATTTTGGTAATTTTAATTCTCAGCAATTAAACGAAGCTTTGTCAGACCCCGAATGGGGCGAAACAATAAGAGATATAATCAACGACCCTAGGGGGGCCCCTAGTAGTTTGATGGCTATTCATAATAGTCAAACGTATCCTCAGCTAAACCAAAGAGCTACTCTGGGTTTAAAAGTACAAGAGTATGACAAGTTAACCCAACGACCAGAGGGCTCTCCTAATTTAAGAGGTTTATCGGGTTTAAACAAAAATACTACAGATTACCTACAAGCTATTAAGGAAGTACCACAAGAGGCTTGGGACTATATAGGAGGATTAGGTAACGGTTCAGCTAACTCTGGCCCGTTTTCAGACATAAACCAAGTAGGCCGAGACTATCTAAAAGACCTTAGGTCTAAAATGAACAATTTAACTTACGGAGATACTACTAAATTTATTAGAGAAGCTACTGATATTTTTAATTCTTCTGAAAGAGGAAACACTAGAAGTGAACAACTAAATTTATTATTACAAAGCTCAGACTTTCAACAGACTTACACAGACGGGCTGCGTACTGAGCCTAACACAAACCCACAAGAGTTCTTTAACAGCGTTCACACTATGTTTTATTATTCTCCTGAAGAGTTTGCTTTGTGGAGGAACAACCCTGATAACAGAGATATGGCTATACGTTTTCACGCTATGGCCGCAACAGGGGAGTTTGGCCCTGCTAGTAAAAGCGGGGACGAAGAGTGGGACGCAGAAAAACACCAACAGTTTGCTGATACTTTAGGTTTTAAACTTAGCCAAGACTTAGGCTGGGGTGAGGACGGTAAACAAGACGGCTCAATGATAGCCACTAATTATGACGGTAAAATAAGCAAGGACGTAAACAACCCTAAGTCTGGGGGTGACTTTTGGAAAATGGGTACCCCTGAAAAGATTACAGATGGAGTCCGTAATTGGGTAGTAGATAACCCTGTCGAATCTGCGGCTATTGTCGCAGCACTAGCTTTTGCGCCCCAAGTTATTGGAACACTGGGTAGTGCTGGGACAGCAAGCACAGGCCTTACTGGTTGGCTAGTTGGTTCTGCTGGTGTTCCTGCTGCGCTTGCCCCTGCGGCAGCCGTTGGTCTGTACACAGCAGGAACTCAATTAGCTACGGGTGTACTTTCTGGTGAAGACCTTGACGCTGATCTTCTTTTAAACGCTGTTAAAACAGGCGTTATTTCAGCAGCAACTTTTGGTGCGATACAGTGGGGTGCTGGTGAACTTAGTTCTTTAACTAACGGTGTAATATCTACTGAAGCAGGATACAGAATAACTTCAGTAGCTTTAGAAACAGCTAAAAACGGAGGGGACGTTGTATCGGCAGTAGTTAAGGCAGCAATATCAGAAGGCGTTAATTTGGCTAGGGGAACTGTTACAGATTTTGTAGGAGGTTTAAGTGTAGCAAGTTCAGAAGAATTTGGCCCTGCTGCTGGTATGCCTACTACGACAGAAGAAATGGCGTCTGTAGGAGAAGGACTTCCAACGTCAACTTTAGAAGACTTAGATATTTTTACACCTTATTCTCCTGACGTTTCTTCTTCACCCGATGTATTTGACGACCCCCAACAACAGCTAATAGTAGACTTAGGAAACGGAACGTCTGGTTATTCTACTCCCAATGGTTTTGTAGAATTACCTCCTAGCAACACTACACTAGACGATTTAGATATTTTTAGCGATACTACGAATAACATTGATCTTCCCGCGCCAATAGAAACTAGAGATTATAACGGCTCAATAAACGCTGAAGACACTAGCAATATGTCTTACGATGAATTTGAGTCTTTTTCAGATAAACTCGCTGACTCTGGTTTTCCTCTTACGGACACGGACGGAGAATACTTAGCCCCAGACGAAAACTATACGTTAAAGGCTGGGGATGAGTATTGGACTAGAACAACTGAAGCACAGCCCGAAACCAGTTTTAATGAGACAGTAAACGAAAACTTTACTGAAGGCCAAGGCACTCAGGGCCAAGGCACTCAGGGCCAAGGCACTCAGGGCCAAGGCACTCAGGGCCAAGGCACTCAGGGCCAAGGCACTGGGGGCGTATCTAACGCTGATTGGCAGCAAACTCTTGATGGAATAAAAGACGCAGGGCATCCCACAGTAGACTCTACGGGCAATCCTTTAAAAAACGATGGAACAGTATACGACCTTAACAGTGACAACCAGTGGGTTAAAGCAGAGCCAACAGGGGGCCAAGGTTTAGTTTCTTCTGATTTTACTCCAGCACAGGAACCTAAGGGCGATTTTGTTGAAGCGGAGCCAACAGGGGGCCAAGGTTTAACTTATGCAGATGGCACCCCTATGGAACTGTCCCAAATTACAGTAGGTTCCAGTACCCCCACAGAAGCCGATAGTCTGTTTACCGTAGATGGGTCAGGAAATCAAGACTCCACGGGACTATACGCACAAAATGGTAAAGGGCAGTATAGTGCTGCCCCCCTAAATACCTCAGGGGGCACTACTACCTATCCTTCTGGCACTAGTCTAAACGCTACACAGCCTGTTACTCTTAGGGTTGATGGTAAAGACACTGTGGATATAGGGGGATTTCAGCAAATTGTTAAACCTGATACTAAAATAGTAGCGTGGTTTCTAAAAGAAAATAATGCCGCTAATGCTTTAGAGGAAGTTATTGTTACTGCAAATAAACCAGAAGGGCTTGAATTTAGATTTCCAGACGGTTCTAAGCTGTGGACAATGTCTTCTTTAGCTGATTGGATAGACATGACGTATGAAGGACAAATTCCTAAAGACGTTGTTTGGGACGATAACGCGCCAAGGCAGGAAGACGATGAAGAAACAGAGCCTACTTTAGAGGAAGTTATGGTTACTGATGATAGACTTACTCCTGAAGACCCTCAAAACATTCCTATTGAAATACCTACGCCTACCGTTACAAACCCTAATCTTAACCCCAATGGTCAACCTATGGACAATATTGTTGTTACAGCGCCTACCGTCCCCCCCACAACACCTGACCCTATAACAGTTACAACTCCTGTTGTTAACACTATAATTGACGGATTAGACGGTACAGACGGTACAGATGGTACAGATGGTACAGATGGTGGACGGGGCGCAACAGGAGCCCGTGGCCCCGCTTCTGATGACCTTAGCTGGGATACAGAAAACGTCCCTCTTATGAAAAGAATTAGACTTAATTACCCTAGTCCAGCAGAACAACAACGTATGTTTCAAGCAATAAAGGCAAGACAACAACAGTTGAGGGAGCGTAAATGACCTATTTAAACTTAATTAATCAAGTGCTCATGCGGCTTAGGGAAAATCAAGTAGATGGTATTACGTTTGATTCAACGCCTTATTACTCTGTTATAGGGTCTTTTGTAAATGATGCAAAAACTATAGTGGAAGATTCGTGGGATTGGGGTGCTCTTAGGACTACACGCACTACTGTTGTCCCCCAAGGTCAATCTATAGTAATGGTAAGCGACTCTCAAGAAAATTCTTTTAGAATACAAAGTGTGTTAAATACTTTAACGGGCCAGTATTTAACGCCTATTCCTTTGTCTTCTATACAAAATATTTACAAAAACAACGCGCAATCTCCTGTAACTAACGGTGTCGCATCCTCTTACGGTTTTTACGAAAACTACTGGGACACTACTGATGATAGCAACGCCAATAACGGCAACCAACAAATTAGGTTAGCGTCCCCCTCTGACGTACAAACCACATTAATTTTTCAATGCACCTCAGGTCAGGGGTTTCTTACAGCGGCTACTCAGCGTATGAAAGTTCCTGCTGCCCCTGTGTATTTATTAGCTACAGCATTAGCCGTTAGAGAACGGGGAGAAACAAACGCTCTTTCTACTTCAGAGCTTACTGCTATAGCTAATACCGCGCTGTCTGATGCAATAGCTTTAGACGCTGCCCGTTTCCCTGAAGAACTCTATTGGTATAATCCTAGTAATATGCGTGAAAGCAACTGGAGCACTTCTTAATGGCGGTACAGGCTGTAACATCAATACCTATTCCTAGCCCCGGATATTTTGGTTTAAATACAACAGATTCTCCTGTTAATATGTCTACTGCTTTTGCAGCCATTGCTGACAACGCAGTAATAGATAATTTTGGTCGAATAGGCTCTAGGAGAGGTTTTCAAAATAACACGGATAATCCGTCAACAACTTATGGGAACTTTCCTTGCGAGAGAGTTTATGAGTTTATAGATTTAGTAGGTACTTCTCATGTTTTAAGCTCATCTGGCGGCACAATTTTTAAAAACGGCATAACATCAAGAGCGGCTACAGCGTTAACCCTGCCAGTAGGTTATAATATAGGGGTTACAGAAAACAAATGGCAATTAGTTAGCTTAGGAGATAGGGCTTACTTAGTTCAAAAGGGAAAACTTCCCCTAGAGTTTGCGCCAGCTACTAGTACCTCTGCTCTAGTTGAAATACAAACTACTGGAAGCTCTTGGCCCTCAGTAGCTACAGGGTACCCCTCTTGCGCTACTACAGGTTTTGGGCGATTATTTGTAGGGGGTTTTGATTCAAACAAAAGCCTTATAGTATACTCTACTTTAGAAGACGGGTCAAGGTTACAGTGGGATGGGGCTATAGACGTTAGAGAATATTGGCCTAACGGTACAGACGTTATTACGGCTATTGAAGTTCAAAACGATTTTTTAATTGTATTTGGGGAGCGTAGTATACTTGTTTATGGTACTACAAATAATGACCCCAGTGTATATAGTTTAGCCTTAACAGACACAGTGTCAGGAATAGGCTGCATAGCCAGAGATTCCACACAAGTTATAGGCACAGATTTAATATTCTTAGATTCTTCAGGCCTTAGGTCGTTAGGTCGTACTATACAAGAAAAATCTTTACCTATTGGAAGCCTGTCTCTTACTGTTGAAACAGACATAGAAAGAGCGATTGCACGTACTCTTGGTGATGATATAACGTCTTTTTTTAGTCCAGAAGATTCTTTTTATGCTTTAACTTTTGGAGACACGGCTCTTACTTACGTTTTTGATACAAAAATACCCTTAGACAACAGAGCTTTTAGGGCTACTCTTTGGCCTAGCCGTCTTGTTAGATGCGGGTTTAGGTCTGTTGAAGGTCAAACGTATGTGGGAGGAATAGGAGGCTTATACAAATATTCAGATAACTTTGACAGAGCTCTTGTTGATTTTTCGGTAGTTCCTTCAGACGGGCAGTACACTTATTTTGGTACTGGTAAGGCTTTTGTAGTCAATTTTAGATACTGGACACACCCTCAATCTTTTGGTGCCCCTGACAGAATTAAATTTCTAAAAGACATTGACGTAGTAATTTCAGGAGGCATAGGTTCTGAGCTTTTTTTAAAGTGGATTTTTAATTATTCAGAATCCCCTGCCCAGTTACGATTAAATCAGTCTGGTGAGAAGCTATACGAGTACGATGAATCCGACAGCGAATACAATTCTTCTACTCAGTACGGGAGCACAGGAGACTTAATCGCCTCAAGAGATTTTAAATTATGGGGCAGCGGAAGAGTTGTTGCTTTTGGTTTTGAAGCGGCTATCACTACAAATCATTTTAGCGTACAAGAATTAAATATACAGGCACTTTTAGGGAGAATAATCTAATGTCTACATATACCTATCAATCATCTTTTTTCTCAAGTAAAGATGCTCTTGCCCCCGGAAATCCTTTAAAACTGGTTACTGGTCAAGATTTTGAAAATCAATTTATAAGTATTGACCCAGCTATAAAAGCTCGTATATCTAACGTAGACGGGTCATACACAGGTACACTCACAGGAGTAAACTTGACGCTTTCAGGTTCTTTGTCCGTTAACACAATTGACGGGGGTACATTCTAATGGCTGGTTTTTTTGAAAATCTTTTACCGGGAGCAGCAGGAGCTTATGGTCTTTACGACCAATACGACTCTTTAAACAAAACAAAACAAGAGGCTCGGGATACTCTTGGTACGATACAAACCTCAATTGAAGATGGCACTACATTTCAGCCCTATGGTGTAACAAGTAATTTAGGTAGTGCTTATAGCGGGGCAAACGAAAACGGAGAGCTAGAAACTGCGTATAACCTTAGCCAAAAGGCTCAAGAAATACAAGACGAAATGTTTTTAGGAGGTAGGGAATTACTTCAAGGAACCAGAGATGGCTCTGCCGCTAGGCAAGATGATGTATACAACAGAATGCAGCAAGCTATGGCTCCTGAACAACAACGCCAACGCGCTATGATGGAGCAAAGGTTGCGTCAACAGGGGCGAGGGGGCATGACTAGCCAAATGTATGGCGGGACACCTGAGCAGTTAGCTTACGAAAAGGCTCTCCAAGAACAGTCTAGTTCAAATTGGTTAGGGGCTGGTGATCTTGCTAACCAAGAATTAAATAGCCAGTTTGAAAGAGGTTTAGGAATGATGCAGCAAGGCTATATACCTCAGGATTACTTGTTTAACCAAGGTGAGCAAAACATTCAAATGAATCAGTTAAATGACGCTAGAAATACACAACGTCAGGGAATGCTTGCAGAAATGGGCTTAGGCGGGTTAACTATTCAAAATAATATTGAAAATTTAAAAGGTAAAGCCCTTGCAGATTTTGCTCAATCTCAATCAGCTAATCTAGGTGCGTTGGGTAACTTTGCAGATTCATCTTTAACAACGGCTTGGAACACGTTGTTTGGCGAATAAGGAACTTAGAGAGAGGATTTAAAAATGGCTACATACTTACCCGGAATGTTTAAACAACTAAATGACAGCATTAGTCAGTCCCCTTTGGCTGCCAAAGACGATCAGCGTGTTGCAGGGATGCCAGCAGGCAACTTAGACAACGTAAACCCGTTTATGCGTATGGCTGCCCAAGGGGTAGGTAACCTTGTGGGCACTGACCCTGCTTTGCTACAGACTTCAAGGCAAAAAGCTCAGATTAGCAACAAGCAGGCAGCAGAAGCCCTTGGCTCTAAAAACCCCAACGCTTTAATATCCGCTGCACAGCTTATGATGCAACAGGGGAGGACAGCAGAGGCACAACAGCTTATGAAAAGAGCTCAGGCTATAAAGCAATCTCAAAATAACCAGTTGGACAAGGGGAACCAAGAGATACAGCAAGGACTTCAAGAAACAAAAGACCAACAGACAAAAAGAAAAGCCCTTTCTATGTCAATACAAAACCAACACCCTACATGGTCTAGTATGCTAAAAACTGGCGATGTGCCAGCACAGGCTTACTACGACTATTTGGCTCAAAAAACAGAAGCAGAGGACGCGGCAGGCATAGAGTCTGAGGCTGCTGCTGCTACGGCAGCGCGG